CTTCGTACTTATTGTCTGGAAACTACACTGCAAATGCGGAGCTATAAATGTATCAGCTCATACAAAATCCAATTACTCAGCAAATAAATTACGTGTACCGCACGTCGGATGGTGCACATATTCCATTTGATCCAGCTAACACAGACTATCAAGAATACTTAAAGTGGGTTGCCGAAGGCAATCGACCATTACCAGCTGAGGAACAACAGTAATGTCTTATTTGGGCATCCCGCCATTCGGCCAAACAGTCAGAACAGTTACAACGATAACTGCAACTGCTAGCCAAACTATCTTTACACCTAATGGTGGATATACTGTCGGCTATGTTGATGTATACTATAACGGCGTCAAGCTCGTTGCTGGTACTGACTTCTCTGCTACGGACGGATTAACGATTGTATTGACAGCAGGCGCTACTGCAAACGCAATTATCGAAACAGTTGCATATGGATCAGTGTCGATGGCTGATGCTATCCGTCGTTCTGGCGATACGTTCTCTGGTACAGTCAACTTTCCAAATAATAACATCATCGCTGCTAATGGTAGCGTTGGTATTGGTAATACTGCTCCTAAGGCTCCGCTAACAATCGGTGCAGCTAATGGCACATTTACAAACCCATTGGTTCAAGCAGCAAGCTCAGCAAATAGCTGGTTGCAAATTAATGCACAGAACATAAACCCAGGTAACAACGCATCGACCGACTTGGTCCTTGCAAGAAATGACGGTACAGACACATCGAACTTCATCGACGTAGGTATCAACAGCAACAACTACAACCAAGCTGGTTATAGCATAATGACGCCCGGTAGTGGATATGTGTTTACTAATGGTGGCGATCTTGTTATCGGCACGCAGACAGCACATAACATTCTTTTCCACACTGGCAATACTACTGCAGCATCGGAAAAGTTGCGCATTAATACTACTGGCGCAATTATTCTTGCGGGCGGTAACGTAGCTGCTAGTGGGGTTGGTATTGCGTTTCCAAATACACAAGTGACAACATCTGATCCGAATACATTAGACGATTATGAAAAAGGAACATGGTCGCCATATGCATATGGATCGACTACTGCTGGAACCGGAACATATAGCGCGACTAACAACAAGGGTGCATATGTGAAGATCGGTTCGCTAGTTACTGCATATTTTTCATTCAATTGCACGTCCACGCATACTGGTACTGGATTGCTGTTCATAGGCGGCCTTCCATTTAGCAATTATGGATATACGTGGGTAAGCGGTGCTGTGGGGTATTGGGCTAGCCTGCTTACCACCACAGCAACGTATGTGGGTTGTTACATAGATCCTGGATCGTCGGGTGTTGTAATTACATATACAAACTCTGCTGTAGCGGGCGTAAGCTACTTGAGCCCAGCAGCGTTACAAAACGGGACGCATATTATAGGCTCTGTGACCTATAGAGTTGCTTGATTTTCACAATTACCTAGTATGGATTTACTAGGCGGACACTAAAAGGAGAAACAAAATGGCATTATCAGAAGTAAAAGTAATAGACAAAATCGAAGTAGTAGAGAACGGCACATTACAAGTTCGTGAAGCTACTCGTATTCTAAAAGACGGCGAACAGATCGCCCAAACATATCATCGCTGGAGCTTTGCTCCTGGTTCTGATGTATCAGAAATGCCTGCAAATGTGCAAGCAATTGCATCTGCAGCATGGACATCGGAAGTCGTATCGGCATATCAAGCACAACAAGCAGAAATCGCTAATAGAGGTTAATTGTGAGTAATTCTAGAACGCTATCGGATTTTATCGGCTCGTCTGGTACGCCAGCGTTCACGAGCAACACTACGTTTGCAGCTAACGTTGCTGTTACTGGCGCTGCTACCTTTGCAAATACAGTCGCGTTTACATCTAATGGATCGATAACACTTCCTATCGGAACGACAGCTCAACGTGCAGGATCAAATGGATCGATTCGATTTAATAGCAACACTAACGTAGTCGAAGAGTATAATGGTTCGCGTTGGTTATCTGGCAACTATCCAGGATCATCGCCGCAAAATGCTGCTAACTCAGCTGTAGAAATCTGGCAGGCTGGTGGCCGCGGCAAAGGATTCTTCTGGTTAAATAGCCCCAATGGCGGTACTGTTCAAAATTTTTGTGATCTCGATACGCTAGACGAGAATGGTCAGTCTGGCTGGATTCTCGTCGCTATGTTTCCGATGGCACAGAACTGGCGCGATGATGGACTGTCGACTAGACAAGTATTGAACCCATTCGACCTTGTAATGAACCAGAACGATGGTACCCCTCAACCTGACCGTAAAATGTGGTCAGCAAACTGGGGTGATTATCAGATGAACAAGTTCCGCATTCAAAATGCATGGAGCATCATCGAGACTGGACCGAATGCCACAATGGATTGGTATTTCAATTACTCAAACGCATGTGCATGGAAGCAAGTATGGAATTGGCAGACAGGTACTGGCAATTATATGAACGATACGTCGGGCGATAACAACGGCAACATCAATGCCGCATATTGCTCTGGATGGCCAGCACCGACTAACCAAGCAGGTGCGCTACCACGCTGCTGTTTGCGTGGATTTAACTGGGCATACAACTTGAAGTTTGGATATCAAGTCGGCCAACGCTGGAATAATCTGTCTGACTCTGCTGGCGGCGGTACAGCACAAAACACATCATATAATTGGTGGGCTGGATTAACACAGCCCCACAATACACTTGGATGGGGGGTTGGTGGCGATGGGTCTCTTGCTATTCTTCCACAAGGTAGCACATATACGACTGCTGGACAAGATTGCGACTCAATGAACTGTAAAGTGGGTGTCGACGACACCAGCGGCGCAACTTTGTGGTCATCCTCCGCTACTGCCAGTGTTACGCAAACTGGCCTCACTGACTATTATCGTAGTCTCTACTTCTGGATCAAATAATGCAGAATAATTACATTAACTACCAGACTGTTTTAGAAAAGAAGTTTTCCTTCTATGACTGGAGTATCGCCGATCCTGAAAATTACGATACGCTCGTATGGAATTCGGATCCGTCCCTCAAGCCAACCAAAGAGTTTCTAGATAATAAGATTAATGCTGCGAAGCAAGATTATGCTAGACATCGCAAGATGTACTACCCATCAATAGAGGCTCAACTAGATACATTATACCATGGCGGATACGATGCGTGGAGAGCTTCAATAGAGGCTGTTAAGACTACTTTCCCAAAACCAGAGTAATGTATGGCACTAAGTAAAATCACAGCAGATTCGCTTCAAGCAAACGTAGTAGCGAGTGCTATTGGATATGTTCCAGCTAACGCAGCTGGCGATAACTTCACTGGCCAAGTCAAGGTATCTGGCCCTATGGCCAACATTGGCCCTACGTCTAAGGGTGTGTATATTGGATATGATCCAAACGCAGCAAACAACGTTGGCATCGAAATTGTATCCGGACCAGTCGGTATATCGTGGGTAGACTTTGGTAATGGTGATGGATCGGATTTCAGAGGACGCATTGGATATGATTCGAATACCAATGCGCTCTTCCTATGTACAAACACTCTTAATAGATTAAACATCGATTCAACAGGCCGCATGACGGTGCCGAACCAGCCGATGTTTTCAGGTATCAGAAACACGACACCAACAACACTGGCGTCTGGAAACGTCGTACTACACAACGTCACCGTAACAGATGTTGGTGGTTATTATAGTGCTGCAACCGGTAGATTTACATGCCCAGTTGCTGGCAGATATATGGTAACGATTGGCGGCCATGCTGAAAACTCTCAGCCGACTTCACATCAAATCAGAAAGAACGGCACAACGGTAGCATATGAGTATGGGTCGATGCCTTCTGGAAGCTATGTTGCTATGTCTAGAACCATCATTCTAACTTGTGCAGCTAATGATTATATTGACCACTATATCTCGAATGGTACGTTCTGGTGCGGTGATGGTTCTGGCCTCACAATGACAGTCATGCTAGTTTCTTAAACGAATAAATACATCACCTAATAATAAAGGAATCATTATGTCAAAAACATACACAATCACTCTTTCCGCAGCTGAAGACAAGGCACTTGGATTCATCGCTTTCTCTCAACAAGAATGGATCGACAATGCCGTTCACGAGCGTTGCCGCATTGCTATCGAAGAAATCGTAGCAGCAGAAGTTCAACGCAAACTTGCAGCTGGCGAAACAATCTCTGGCTCTAAAGAAGACATCGTTGTTGCAGCTCCAATCCAATCGGCAGCAGAACGTCAAGCAGCAGCTGAGGCAGCACAACCTAACGCTTAAAGGTAACAACGCGTGCGCAAGATAGACTTTTCAAGACTAAAAACGACTGAGGCGGTTCCGTCTGGCTTTCTGTCGTTAATGTCGACGTCGCTTTATAATGCAAACTCAACAACGAGTGGTATTGTAAAGCTGGTAGACACTACGTCTAACACTAGCGCAACAGTTGCCGCTTCAGCAAACGCCGTTAACCAGACATTAGTCAGCGCTCAGATTCTCGCTGGCTCTGCATATGCCAATGCCGTCACTTACACCAATTCGTTAGGCGCGACGGCATACGCTAACGCCGTTGCATATGCAAACACAATCGCAGCGACAGCGTACGCGAATGCAGCAAGCAGAGCAGCAGATGCATTTACGAACGCTGTTGCATATGCAGCATCGAACACGTACGTCAATACACAGCTCGGTCTCAAGGCAGATCTGGCTGGTGCGTCATTCACGGGTGCCGTTTCCATCGCAAATAGCGCAAACGTTTCTGGTTCGTTACAAGTTGGCGGTGTGCTAACAGTAGCAGGAAACTTGGTAATTAATGGAACGACAACGACTGTTAACACAAGTTCGATCAACGTTACCGATTCGTTGCTATACCTTGCTTCCAACAATGAAGTATCTGATTCTTTAGATATTGGTTTTGCTGCTCACTATAATAATGGTGCTGGCGCGAATGGTCATACTGGTTTGATTAGAAGTTCACTCACGAAAAAGTATTACCTATTTCAAAACTATCAACCAGAGTTCTTCGCAAATAACGTAGTAGATGTTGCTAATACTGCAACTGGTATTCAGATGGCAGACTTGGTCGTTGGTAACTTTACTGCAAACAATACACTCGCTGCCGGTAACACAACAATTACAGGCACCCTAAATACTTCCGGATTACTTACCGCTAATGCGATCACAGTATCGAATGTTAGCGCGACTCAAACTAACTTACAAGTAGACGCGGCCGGAACAGCAACTGCTATGGCTATCGTCTTCGGTGGATAAACAATGGCAAACACGTTCAAAAATAAAGGCCTAGCATTAACAACGACGTCTAGAACGGACTTGTATACTTGCCCAGCTAACACAGCTGCAGTTATTCATACACTAAACATTGCAAACGTCAATGGCGTGTCTAGCTCTTCGATTACGATTGAAGTATATGATACATCCGCAGCTGCATACTATAAAATTGGATACTTGATTCCAGTTCCAGGCGGATCGTCATACTTCTATGATAAGCCTTTGAATTTGGAAGCAGGGGACAAGGTATCGTTAACTGCGACTACAGCGAACTACTTGGAAGCGTTTGCATCTATTCTTGAAATTGCATAAGGAGCGCTAAATGGGATATGGTGGCAAAATAGCCTCGCGCTCAGGTGACGTAAGAAGATTCAACTTTACAGGCAATGGATCGAACACAGCTTTCGATCTTGGTTTCTCGCCTGCAACACAAAACCAACTAATCATCACGATCAACGGCGTCGTTCAACACTACGATGCGTTCTCTGTTTCAGGCTCGGTAGTAACATTCACTGGCACGCCTGCGGCTGGCGATTATATTCAAGTCACAGCAGTTGTAGACGCTATCGGTGTGACTGGTATTCCAGACGGTGCGATCGCAAACGTATCTTCTTTGAAAGTCACAACTACGCCGGTGTTAATTGGTAATGCGGTTGGTACCTTCAGCAATCCAATCATCCAAGCAGCAAGCACAGCTAACAGTTGGATTCAAATTAACGCACAGAATTTAAATAACGGCAACAATGCATCAACTGATGCTATTCTTGCTCGTTCTGATGGTAATGATAATGCTGGATACATCGATATGGGTATCAACAGCAATACGTACAGCCAAGCTGCATACAGCATTATGACGCCGAACAGCGGCTATGTGTTTGTTAATGGTGGTGACTTGGTGCTCGGTACTCAGACTGCTCACAACATCATTTTCCATACTGGCAATACGACCGCCAGTTCAGAGAGGCTGCGAATCACATCCAATGGCGCTATCGCGTTCCCAGACGGCACACAATTCAGCACTGCCAGTTCATTCGGAATGCGCAATCGTGTTATCAATGGTGCGATGGCATTCGATCAGCGCGCGTCGGGTAACCCACAAACAGGTGTCACTGGCGGGGCAGGATGGTATTTGGCGGACCGGTTTCGTATAGGTGGTTCGGCGCTCACGACAGGACGACTTACTTTCCAACAAGTCGTTGACGCCCCAGCTGGATTTAAATATTCTGGCAAAATCACAACCACGGCCGCACAGACGACAACAACTGAAACTATTGTTTTATCGCACATCATTGAGGGGTTAAACACTTTAGATCTTGGCTGGGGAACAGCCAGCGCTGCTAACGTCACGTTGTCGTTTTGGGTTAAGGCATCATTAACTGGCACCTACCCTGTGGCGGTACGTTGCGATAATGCAAACGCAACCTACGTTGCAACGTATACAATTAATAGTGCAAATACGTGGCAATATATAACGTTGAATATTCCTGGCCCAACATTTGGAACGTGGAGCACGACTAACGCAAATGGTATCCGTATCGATTGGGATTTGGGGTCTGGAACGAATGGGTCCTCATCTTCCGCTGGTAATGTAACTACGACTCCAAATGCATGGCAGACATACGATGCGTTTAGAACGTCAACTAGTGTGCAGCTACAAGCTAACTTGAATGCGACATGGCAGATCACAGGCATTCAGTTTGAAAGGGGTAATGTGGCTACTCCATTTGAAGCGAGATCGTTCAGCACAGAACTGGCTTTGTGCCAGCGCTACTATCAAATCATAGCAGCAGGTTCGGGTGCACCCATTGGTATAGGTGCATTTGTTGGAACTACCGATTTCAGATTGTCGTATATGTTCCCTGTACAGATGAGAGCAGCACCTAGCGGCATAACGTGCGTCAGTGGTACTGGTTACTACCGCTTCTATTGGGGCAGTGGCGTAAGCTCGACGTTCAACGGATTTGTGCTAGACACTGCATCCCCACAAGGCATATCAATGTACACTGGTGGTGGTTTGTCGGGTGTTACAGCAGGCCAGAGTGGGTTCTGTTTAACAAACAATACAGCTGCGTATTTGGCAGCTAATGCGGATCTATAATCATGGCACTGACTAAAATAACAGCAACAAATATTGGATACACACCCGCTAACAAGGCAGGCGATGTTCTAACTGGTGCTCTTACAGTGCCAAACTTGGGTGTTGGTAGCGTAGCCGATTCTAATACTACGAATAGAACAATCACATATCAGAATGCTGGAAAGAACTGGTATGTTGGATTGCGCGGCGACACATCTAATGCGTGGTCAATTGCTGATGATTCTGCACATCGAATGATGGTCGACGCTAACGGTCGCATCACGATGCCATACCAACCAAGCTGGTGCGTTGAGTATTATGGTATGACTGTGTCCGCAAGCACGACATATAACTATACTGGTGGCACTGTGTTCATTAACAACGGTTCCTACTACTCAACGAGCACCGGCAGGTTCACTGCTCCCGTTGCAGGATACTACTTGGTGAGCGCATCGATTGAGCAGAGCACTTCGTCGGGCACGACTGGGTCAGTAGTAGTAAACAAGAATGGGGCTAGCCAGTTTCAAGCGCTCGCGTATAGCGCCATATACAACAGCGGTTCTTTGACTGGTATAATTTACTGCGCGGTAAATGATTACCTCACATTAACATCATATGGCAACAACAGCCTTTCATATAACGTATACACGACGCGCTTCACAGGCCATTTGATAGGATAATACAATGAGCTACTCAGGCGTACAACCAACATTCGGGACGTTCCCAAGCGATCTGTTCACAGGTAATGGATCGAATACTGTTTTTACAATGTCGTCGGTACCAGGAAATAAAGCAGCGTTGCTTATTTCGATCGACGGCGTTCGTCAGCACACTGACACATATTCATATTCGGCCAATACCCTATCGTTCAGCGAAGCTCCTCCTAGCGGTGCTATCATCGAAGCAATCAATATGGGCTCTCGTGCTGATGTTGTTGTTACTGATGGCGTATATCGCAAATCGCAGTTTACAGCAACAGCTGCTCAAACAAACTTTAACATTGCTACTGGATATACAATCGGCTTCGTTGATGTATATTTGAACGGTATTCGTTTAGTTGTTGGCGATGACTATACAGCAAATGATGGTTCGACGATCATTCTAGCAGTTGCTGCAGCTGCAGGCGATGCCGTCGAAGTTGTTGCATATGGTACGTTCAATGTTGCTAATGCATTGCTAAAGTCTGGCGATACGATGTCAGGCAACCTAGTTGTTTCTGGCACATCGATTATGGCGACGCCGCACGCGATTGCCAATACAACAGGCAACACTGTAGTTTTTGCCAACACTGGTGTAGTCACATTCAATGCAAACACCATACACGTTGGTGCTGCTACATTTAGCAATACGCTAACGACCAATGGCCAATTCCGTATTGTCGAGAGCCCGACTGGTTATGGCGTTCGCATCCGTACTGGTAATTTCGTTCAGCCGGGCCAATATGGTTCACACATCTATATTGAAGGCGATGCAGGTTCAGACCAGCGCACGATGAAGCTCTCAACGACATATGTCGGTTCAACTAATGGCGGAGTCGCCTTCGATGTGTCTTCTTCAGACACAAACGCCACGTATGGTAGCGACCAGACGACCAGTGCATATACGTCTCGTTTCCGTGTTGATGCGCTCGGTCGTATGACTACTCCGACGCAGCCTTGTTTACTAATGAAAGCGACAGGGTCTGGTTCATTCACCGTACCTACTGCAACATACACAAAGGTAGCGGTATTCAACTCAACTGCATATTCGCGCGGCAATCTATCATGGGATGCTACAAATAGTAGAGTCACAGTACCTACGACAGGTGTGTATTTGATATCATATGGTAGTGCGTTCCAATCTGGCGGGTATCCAGGAAACGACTGGCTCATTCCACTATATGTAAATGGCGTGATATCGACATTTGTTAGTGGCGATGCCACGTACTCGACTGGGTTTAATAGTGCTGCTATGCCTGCATATCCAATGATACAGAAAACGTTCATTGTTCCATTAAATGCTAATGATTATGTTGAGATGTATATGTATCAGGATAGCGGGTCGACAAGAACCATTTATGCCGATTTCAGTTTCTTCCAGATAGCGTTGCTAGGATAAGATATGGCACTAACAAAAGTAACATCTAACGTATTAGGCAATAGCGCAGTCACGTCTGCGAAGATCGCCCTATCAAATACTGGGTTGACGTTCAATGATGGCAGCAACCAATTAACAGCTGCGTCTAGCTTTGGCTTCAAGAACCGAGTTATTAATGGCGCGATGATGATTAATCAACGCGGTGTGACAACGTTGACTGTTAACAACAGCAACTCCTCGACTGTTGGTGGCACATACTTTCAGGACCGGTTCATACTACCTAGCGCCACCGCAGTGTCGCAATATTCAACCACACCCTCAGCATTTACTTGTGCTGTAACAAACAACGCTGCGTCGATCGGATATCCGTTCTGTTTTTCGATTACAGTCAATACGGCAGGTGTGGGCGGAACGAACCGAGACATTTCGTTTATATCTCATAAAGTGGAGGTCGGAAACCTCAGCGATCTTGCGTACGGAACATCCAATGCGCAACCAGCTACACTTTCGTTTTGGATTCGCTCGAGTCTCATCGGCCAGAGATCCCTATTCATATACAGTCCCATTACAAATCGATATATTCAGCCGTCGTTTACGATAAACGCTGCGAATACTTGGGAATATAAGACGATTACGATTCCAGGGGACACGACGGCATCATTTGGCACAACGATGAACGCTGAGGCCATTCGGATTGAATTCCGCACATCCTGTTCCGGAACGACTCTGGCAGCAGCAACCAACACATGGGCAACGCTAAGCAGTCAACGTGCTGTAACTGGGGATGTTGATTTCTTCGGTACAGTCGGAGCAACACTAGATATTACAGGCATTCAATTTGAAAAAGGCCCATCAGCAACATCGTTCGATCATCGCCCATATGGATTAGAATTGTCCTTGTGTCAAAGATACTATGCTACCATCAATAACCCAGGAAACGTTTCCTATGCTAGATATTCATTAGGACTATGCCGCTCGACTGGAACGTCGTCGATGGACCTATACGTACATCTGCCAGTTCCAATGAGAACGACGCCAGTATTCAGTACGACAGGCAGCTTCGTTATGGATCCAGGAGCAATCGCTGTAAGTAGTATCAGTCTATATTCCGCTATTGCAGGATACCAGTACATAGCATTGGCGCCAGTGACTGCATCAAGCATGTCTGTTGGCCCAATATCACTTGTTCAGAATGCAACTACACAATCATCGTTGAACTTCTCAGCGGAACTATAAAATATGTCAAGAGCAAGACAAGTATCACAATTAATTGGTGCATCTAATACTCATGTAGTAACAACGCCAGCAACGTTTAGCAATACAGTCACTGTTGCTAACTCAGGCATTACGTTCGGCGATGCTACAGTTCAGAACACAGCTGCTAGTGGATTTGGCTTTAAGAACCGCATCATCAATGGTGCGATGGTGATCGACCAGAGGAATGGTGGGGCCAGTGTTGCATATGGATCCACTACCACTGCTGGTAACTATTATGGTTATAACGTCGACCGTTGGTGGGCACAAAGCTACTCTACAACCGCAGGTAACGGAGCAGCCTTTACGGTACAACAGTCAAGCGTAGCGCCGACTGGAATTCCTAGTTCCATCGTTGCTACCGTCACCAGCTCGCAGACAACGCTTCAGAGCGACAGTTTATACCGCATACAACAAGTTATAGAAGGGTATAATGTCGCTGATATTGGATTTGGATCTGCTACTGCATCAGCCGTTACCCTATCGTTCTGGGTCAGATCCAATCTTACAGGCACATTCACTGGCGTATTAGGCAACGACGTTGACTACGCCTACCCATTTACATACACAATCAATGCCGCAAATGTGTGGCAGCAGATCGTGATTACTATTCCAGGAGCGACAGCTGGTACGTGGCTAAAGAACAACGGCAAGGGAATACTGATTGCGTGGTGTCTTGGTGCACATACATCGCGCCTTGGTACTGCTGGTGCGTGGGTCGCTAGTGCAAACTACCAAGGGGCTTCTGGTCAAACGAACTTCATGGCGACAGTTGGTAATACGTTCTACATCACAGGCGTTCAACTAGAAAAAGGCTCAACAGCGACATCATTTGACTACCGTCCATATACCACTGAACTCCAGCTGTGTCAGCGTTATTACGAAGTTGGTGACAACCAACTATACCTTCCAGTAGTCGCTGGCAACGCTGTTGCAGCTATAAATTTCAAGGTTACGAAACGAGCATCGGCATCCATTACTACTGTATATGGTAATGGTTCAGCATCGAATGTGGCTGGCTCTACCAACGGAATAACTTGGGTTTACTATGGTACATCCCTAGTCCAGGTTAACTCTTGGACCGCTTCGGCTGAACTATAATCCACAATTCCAGCGAGCATAAATACCTCCATCCTCAGGAGATATTATGGCCGTCCCTAATTCTAGACAACAAGAAGCATTCGTATATCGGTGGACCGACAGTCTAACCGGTATGCTGTATCTTGGCGTCCATAAAGGTACAGTGGACGATGGTTATATCTGCTCTAGTAAGTACATGCTGAAAGAGTATAAGAAGCGCCCCACCGACTTTACGCGCGAGATCGTTTCGCAAGGCCTTACAGAAGACATGCATGCGCTTGAAGTTCAGATGCTCGTAGAAGTCGACGCCGCACGCAATCCAAAATACTACAACAAGCATAATGGTGGTAACAACTTTCTATGTTTAGGCCACACAGAGGACACTCGTCGCAAGATGAGTGAAACGTGGAAATCTCGCACTGAATTTAATTGTAATAATGTTAAGGCGATTGCTAACTGGCGCGGCAAGCATCACTCCGAAGATGCTAAGAACAAAATGAAAGAAGCTGCTAAGAACCACACAGCTAAGCGCTCGGCCGCAATGACCACGAACAACCCAATGAAAGATCCAGCAGCCATTCAGAGAATGTTGGAAACTAGAAGAATAAACAAGGAGCTCCGCAATGGCCGTGCCTAATTCAAGACAATCCTTTAAAGATTACTGCCTTCGTAAACTAGGCTTCCCAGTAATTGAAATCAACGTAGATGACGATCAAGTTGAAGATCGTATCGATGAAGCGTTGAGCTATTTCTGGGATTACCATTTTGATGGTAATGAAAAGATTTACTACAAACACCAAGTAACTGCTCAAGATAGAGCAAACAAATACATTATATTGCCCGACAACATCATCGGCGCAGTAAGTATCTTTTCGATTGGCGATCCTGCCGTTCGTGCAGACGATCTCTTCAACATTCGCTATCAGATTGCTTTGAACGATCTGTATACATTGACATCGGTTTCGCTGATTCCATACTACATGGCGATGCAGCATTTGTCTGTCATTAGTGAGATGCTCGTTGGTAAGCAACCAATCCGATACAATAGACTAAGAAACCAATTGTGGGTCGATATGGATTGGAATACGCTGCGCGACGGTGAATACTTGCTCGTGGAAGCATATCAAGTCGTCGATCCAGAAGAATTTACAGATGCATGGGGCGAGCGCTGGTTGCAAAACTACACAACTGCTCTAATTAAAAAGCAGTGGGGCACCAACTTGAAGAAATTTACAGGCATGCAATTGCCAGGTGGTATCCAATTCAACGGCCAACAGATCTACGACGAAGCAGATGCTGAAATAAAAGAGATGGAACGTGAAATGGTGACAAACCTATCGCTTCCTGCCATGGATCTCATTGGATAAATATGGATTGCATTGCTGAGCATTTAAACCTGGCACCAATCGATCCTGCAATGATGTGGGAGATCGAGCTAAGCGTGTGTGAAGCGAAATCGACAAAGACGATAACCAAGATAGGGTTTTGCTCACCTTTGATGATTCCTATTTTACGCGAACGAGGTAAAAAAAGCCACCTCATCACGAAATGGAATGGGTCCGAAGAACAAAAGCGCTTTCTAAGAGAATCCCTCAAAGGTCGAAATATCACTTGGGGTGAGGAGATAACGAAAGCTAAAAGCGATGGCCCATATAAGATAGTAATGGACGCAAAAGAATACACCACCTTGAGTATAAACAAGTTTGCCAAAGAGCATGGACTTAATACTGCTTCCATGAGATTGTCACTCAAGCACAATAAGCATGTGCAATCAAAAGGACGGACCGTCATGGTCTCGAAAGCATAATGGCCACTTCGTTTTATTTTAACAATTTCCAAGCTAGTGGTGAGCAAGAGCTGCTCACTAATCTAGTAATGGAATCGATAAAAATCTATGGCAACGATACTTATTATCTGCCATTCTCCGATCCACAGATGGACACAATCTATGGTGAGGACAACATCCGTGAGTATAACAACAACGTGATGCTTGAGATGTACATCAAGAACATCGACGGGTTCGGTGGTGATGGACAGTTCCTATCGAAGTTTAACTTAGAAGTTCGTGATACAATCACATTCAGCGTTTCTATTCGTGCCTTCCAAAATGAGGCAGGACAAGTGTTCAATCTTGAGCGCCCACGTGAAGGCGACTTGATTTGGTTCGTACCATCTCAACGTATGTTCAAGATTACATATGTCGAAAAGTATCCAGTATTCCTACAACTAGGTACTGTTGCTTTCTATGACGTTAAGTGCGAGATGTTTGAATTCAGCGGTGAGCGCTTTAATACTGGCATTCCGCAGATCGATCTAGCGATGAATAAGGTATCGCCTTCGATGAATGACGAATCGATCCATACAGAAACTGGCGTTGAATTAATTGACGAATCTGGGTACACGCTACTGCTCGATTCGTGGGACATCAACAATGCAGTTCCTTCTGCTGATAATGATGCTATCCAAACAGAAGCTGCCGACTTCCTCAACTTTACCGAGATCGACCCTTTCAGTGAGGGCGTATACTAGGAGGACACATAAATACTTCTAAAAGGAGCGTTTATGGAAAAGTATGGGTTCGTGTATATCTGGTTCGATAAAAAGCACCAGAGATTTTATCTGGGATGTCATTGGGGTACTGAAGATGATGGTTACATCTGCAGTTCGCGTTGGATGAGGCAGTCGTACAAGCGCCGTCCAGATGATTTCAGACGGCGCACAATATCTCGAGTATATTCATCGAGAGCCGACCTTCTTGTTGAGGAAGGCAAGTGGCTTGGTCTCATTGATGATGGTGATATAGGTACCAAATACTACAACCTAACAAAATACACCAACGGGCATTGGACTGCCGACCTACAGAAGCGACTGACGGTCGGCGAGAAGATATCCAAAGCAAACACTGGTCGCAAAAACACGTGGGCTAAACCTTGCACGGACGAGCATAAACAAATGCTGTCGGAGTTATGGAAAGGCAAGCCAAAGAACTGTACCCGATCAGCAGAGACGCGAGCAAAGATTGCTGCTAATAGCAAGCGGCTGCAAGCAGAGGGCAAGGTTGGTATGCGCGGAAAAAAGCATTCTGACGATACGAAGCAGCTGATGTCTAAAAATAATGCTATGAATGATCCTATAAATAGGCAAAAGATATCTGATGCTAAAAAAGGTATTCGACATTTAACAAACGGAGCAACAAGAAAGATGGCAGTCCCAGGAACAGAAAAATTCAATAGCTTGATTGCTTCAGGGTATAAGGTCGTCTAATGTTTGCAGATACATTTTACCACGGCACGCTCCGTAAATACGTTACGCTATTTGGCACTCTCTTCAACGACATATACGTCAATAGAGTGGATACAGCCGGCGGCGTAATTAATACAATCAAGGTTCCGCTGTCGTATGGACCAAAAGAAAAGGCTCAAGCTCGCTTGGTTGCCAATCCGGACCTAGATTTGCCAGTAGCTACTGCTGTGCCAAGAATGGGGTTTGAGATCACAACGATGTCATATTCACCGACACGTAAGTTGGTAACAGCTGGAAGAAACAGAAGAGTCGATCCAGACAATCCTTCTTCGATGAAGTATAACTACAATCCAGTGCCATATGACATTTCATTCTCGTTGCACATTGTATCGAAGTATCAGGATGATGGTGCGCAGATCCTCGAACAAATCTTACCGTACTTTACGCCAGAAAGAACGACGACCGTCAATCTGATTCCGGAAATGAACTATGTCGTCGACATTCCATTGACGCTAATCAACGTTACACCGTCAGATACATATGAGGGTGGGTTTGAAGATCGCAGAGCAATTACGTGGACACTAGACTTCTTGATGAAAGTTTACTTCTATGGCCCAGTCAAGTCTTCGAATGTAATTACGCTAGCAAACACCAACTTCTTCGATGCTTCTGGTTATGAAACAGTCGAATCCGCTGTTGGCCTAGCGAACCCACCAGACAGAATTTCTATTAGTCCAGGTCTAGACGCTAATGGAAATCCTACAAGCAATGCTTCAATTGCTATTGATCGAAACTTAGTACCTGCAAACTCTAATTATGGATACATCACAACCAAAGGATAAGATTGGCGATTCGCTAAATCTTTCTCCACTCCCAGCCGAAGTAATCACTGGCAGAGACATCCTGCCACCAGCGACTGTCGTCTTGTCGTCGAACAATCAGATTGATGATGACTTCGAGTATGCACGCGGTAATATGATTGCGGCAATTGAGAAGGGCCAAGAAGCCCTGAACGGTATTCTAGAAGTTGCAGGGATGAGCCAGCATCCTCGTGCATATGAAGTTGCAGCTGCACTTGTCAAGACAACAGTCGATGCAAGCAAAGATCTAATGGATTTGTCTAAGCGCAAGAAGGACTTGGATAAGCCAGTCGATGGTCAAGCGGCCGGTCCAAACAAAGTGACCAACAATATGTTTGTTGGCACCACAGCTGAGCTATTGAAGATGCTCAAGCAGAATCAGTAATGTCATATAACGGCAATCAAAATTTATCTGGAGCTCGCGAACAGGTCGAAATGACCCCCGAGCAAG